TCTATAGCAGCCCGGAGAAATTCCCCTGGCCGAGTAACGAATGTTGGCTGATGGTTCCTGCGCTCTACTCGCAGATGCGATCGGGAAATCTCACTGCTGCTGAACTTCGGAATAAGTGTGTGAAGGAATTGCGCAGCATGGTTCGCCGTCTGGACTCCGGGGAGCAAATCAGAGCGCCGGTGGCAGTGGCTCAATTGCCAGTCTTGCACTGCCCGGTAACAAACGATAAGGGGCTGGATAAAATCGCGGAGATCCGCGCAAAACTGGGAATGAAACCAGGCAGAGGCACGCGTTGATATGGCAAACCTCCAACTGGCAGTTAACGGCGAGTACTTCGATGCCATGATGCGTGGGGAGAAGCAGGAAGAATATCGGCTCGTAAATCCGTACTGGGGGCGCAGGCTGTTTGGACGGGATTACGATCGTCTGATCATCACCCGTGGATACCCAAAACGTGATGATGCTTCTCGCCGCATCGACATTCCCTACGATGGCTTCGAAATCAAAACCATCACCCACAAGCATTTCGGTGTTGAGCCTGTGAAGGTGTTCGCGATCAAAATTAATCTGGAGAAACAATGAATCTTGAGATTATTCCTGTCACCCGTTCCGTCACTGTGACCATCACCCGTCTGCAATTTCGTGGATTGTGTGATGCCCTCCGTGATGCAGTGAACTGTAAAGAACAGCTGCTGCTGATAAACACCCAGGGCAGCAAACGAACGCGAAATGCCTGTGATTCGGCCATTGAACTGTTAAAGCAGATCGAGCGTCATCTGAGGGACGCTACAGGAGATTGAAATTGAACAAACAAACCTACTTCCTGATCGACAATTTGCGACGGCAAAACTGCACAGAGTTCATCAGGCAACTACCCACCCACCCCGATACACCCCTCGTAGTAACCATCCAGGAACGAACCCGCACCCTCGACCAGAACGCCAAACTATGGGCCTGCCTGAACGACGTCTCAGAGCAGGTTTACTGGCATGGCCGCAAGCTGACCAGCGAAGAGTGGAAGCATGTGTTTACCGCTGCGCTGAAAAAGCAGGATGTGGTGCCAGGAATCGATGGCGGGTTTGTTGTACTCGGGCAGTCGACCAGCCGGATGACTGTGGGGGAGATGCGGGACTTGATCGAATTAATCAGCGCGTTCGGTGCAGAGCAGGACGTTCGCTTTGGCGATGATGCATCCTGCGCGATGCGTTGGGCAGCCCGTTATGGGAGAGCGGCATGAGCAAATGTAAAAACGCAATACTCAATGCAATGGCAGGTGGGGAATGGATGTCATCCACCCAGATTGCCAAAATCTGTGGATTTCCGAAGGAGACGGTCAAGGCCTCACTAAACAACATGCAGAGAACAGGCCTGGCGGTGAAGAAGGATGACCCGGATCACCGGCCTTTCGTGTTATGGAAAAAGAGTGAGGTTCAGTCAGGATTCGGCGTAAGCGACAACATAGCCGCATTCGATAAATGTCTGCGCGGGGTGCGGCAATGAAGCGGCAAAAATCACTCACCCAGCGTGCAATGGACAACCTGATCTACCAGCCCACCAGAAGAACCCGCAGCAAACGTAAACCCATTCCCACCGCCAGCCAGGTCGTCACGTTCGATTACCTGCATGGCCTGTTGCAGGCGAAATGGAACCGAATGAGGATCGCCAGATGACAGCAAAAGCCGCCAGGAGGCGATGCAAAAACCCTGACTGCCGCGAATGGTTCAATCCTCCTTACCAGAATCACACATGGTGCAGTCCTGAGTGCGGAACCATACTCGCGCTGGCAAAAAGAGAAAAAGACCGTCAGAAAGCCATACTGGAAGCAGAGCGACGACGGCGAAACGAAACCCAGCAGGAAAAACGAAGCCTCAAGATCCGCAAATTAGCACTTCAACCCCTCAGTCACTTCCACCGCCAGACCCAGGCTGCTTTCAACGAATTTATCCGCACCCGTGATTCTGCTGACCCGTGTATCAGCTGCGGTCGCTTCCATGAGGGTAAATACGATGCTGGCCACTACCGGACTCGCGGCGCCTCACCGGCAACCCGGTATGACGAAACCAACTGCCACAAGCAGTGCGTTCCATGTAACCAACACCTGTCCGGGAACATCGAAAACTACACGCCCAGGCTGATCATCAAAATAGGGCAGGCCTCTTTCGATCGCCTGATGGGGCCACATCCGGTGGATAAGTGGACGCGTGAGGACTTGCAGGAGCTGGCCAGAGTTTACCGTCAGAAAACCAGAGAGCTGCAAAAGCAACAGGAGCAGGCCGCATGACCTGGATTAAGAACTTACTAACCCTTTTTTCCCCTTTGAAACCTGAGCCACTGCATCGAAAACGAAATAGCTACCCGGTTAATCAGCGGCGCATTATCAAGCGGAGAAAGCCATGAGCATACGCGAGTTAAATCTCACGAAAGACCAGCATGACTGGTTAAACAACTGGCTAGAACTTTGGGGCGCCTGGGTTTATAGCGGCAGGTTAGAAAAACGCATGAGCAGCATGATCGCTCAGTGGATGGAAAGCGTCGAACCCAGCGGGATCCAGAGCCGCCCGATGTGCAATGACGATGATGGAATGTTGATTTCTCAGGTCGTAGATTCCGTTATGCGCATTGACCAGCGGGCATTTGGTATTTTACTCAGCTACTATTCTCACGGAGCATCCAAGAGAGCTATTGCATCTTACTATCACTCGACTGCAAGACCACGCAAGTTCGTGCGCGGGCGGAAGGGGGAAGGGTGGCGCAAGCCATCAATGTCGACATGCCGGAATGAGATCAACGATATTCTCAATGCGAGCCTGTTTTTGCTTTATCAACCAATGCAAAATGCGTTTAACGGTCGCAAACGTGTTAATAAAGTTTCTCATATTCGTCGAAATAACATTGACAACACGTTAGCCATTTAGCCATAATAATGACATATGCTGCTACTTTAACGTTCAGCAATAAAAAAGCCCCAGGATTAACGCCTGGGGCTTTTTTGTTTGTCATTTTCGGGCTGCTACTATTCTTAATCTTGTAGCAACTCAATGCGCCGCCCTTTCGATGGATTGATTCATAATCAGAGACGATAAACAGGCGCACCATATTCAAGGCTCCGCATATGCGGGGCCTTTTTACTTTCTGCGTGCTGAAAAGAGTTGCTGGATAAGTGAACCAGAGTTATTTGTGTGTCATGGTAAAAATCAGGAAAAAGACATGCAAAACCAGCAACATATGACAGAAGCAGCAAAGGCTGTTTTAAATGAATTAAATGATACTCCGGCTACTGCCGGGGAAATTGCACAGAATACGTACCTGACGCTTGAGCGCTGCCAGTTGATACTTACGCAGTTGGTGATGGCAGGTTTTTCAGAGTGCGTGTTCGGATGCTATAAGCGCCTCCACTAACGGAGGCTTATGCTGTGAAATGGGCGGCTGGAAGATGTTGGTAGCATCAACCAGCCATTCACCCGTTAAAGAGATCACGGGTGAACCAAGGCCCACCGCTTAGTCGACAAGCGAGAATGAGCCTATCAAAAAAGGCCCAAACGATCCATGAAAAAAACTGGTTATTTATCCAGTATTGAGTTGGTGAACGCTGACTCACTCTCTTACATCAAAACTCTGCCTGATAATTCCATTGACCTCATAGCCACCGATCCCCCGTATTTCAGGGTAAAGGATTGCGCCTGGGATCGTCAGTGGGAAAACAATGCTGACTATCTGGCCTGGCTGGATGAGTTTCTGTCTGAATTCTGGCGGGTGCTGAAGCCTAACGGCAGCCTGTATATGTTCTGTGGCTCAAAACTGGCAGCTGATACTGAGCTGCTGGTACGTCAGCGAATGCAGGTGTTGAATGTTATCACCTGGGCTAAACCCAACGGGCCGTGGTTGAGACAGAATAAAGAATCCCTACGCGTATTTTTTCCGGCCACTGAGAAAATCATCTTTGCCGGACATTATGGGTCTGAAGGTTTCGCGAAGGGGCAGGCGGGGTATGCCTCAAAGTGTGCCGCACTAAAAGGTCAAGTCTTTGGGCCTCTGATTGATTACTTCATCAGTGCGCGTGCAGCTCTGAATATCTCAGCAAAAGAGATTAACCAGGCTACTGGAAGCAAGATGTGTAACCACTGGTTCTCGCGGTCGCAATGGCAGCTTCCTAATTCCGCTCAGTATGAACAGCTGCAAATGTTGTTTGAACGCAAATCAAGGGATTTGGGTATCACCAGCCCGCTGGTGGGTAACCATTCTGGCCTTACTGAGAAATACCAGGGATTACAGGCGCATTATTCAGCGTTACGCCACGAATATGATGATCTTCGCCAGCAGTATGAAAACCTGAGGCGTACCTTCAGCGTCACTCGCGACGTGCCTTATACCGACGTCTGGACATTTGCACCTGTTGCCAGCTATCCCGGCAAGCATCCCTGCGAGAAGCCAGCGGACATGATGGAACACATCATTTCAAGTAGCAGCAGACCGGGGGATGTTGTTGCTGATTTCTTCATGGGGTCGGGTGCAACTGTCAAAGCGGCTAAGAAGCTGGGCCGCCGTGCGATCGGTGTCGAGCTGGAAGAAGAGCGTTTTCTACAGACTAAAGCAGAGATAGAAGCAGAATATAAAAACGCGCCCACTGCGTCAGTGTAGTGAAATCATCCCAAAGTGCCGGTATACAACGGCCTATTAACGCTTTAACGCCACCTCATTTACTTCCCTTGATTTTACTGCGGGGTGGCGTTCTTTTATTCCCTTTCCCATCACACACACGGCACCAACGGCAATTGCCGAGGTGAGCATATGAAAATGGATCAACAACCTGGCAATATCGTCACCCAATTCTTTGCGTGGCTCGGGATCATTGCGTCGGGCCTCGGATGGTCCACCCAAGAACTGATTTATTTCATCTTCGGTGCTGTGGGCCTCGTCATTTCACTCGCGTCATATATCAACGGGCGTATTGATGCCCGCGCGGCGCGGAGAGAAGACGAGCGCCGAACAAAAATCATGGAAGACTACATCCGCGATGTTCAGCAAAAACCATTAGAGCAGCGCCCCAGCGCTGTTGAAGTCATATCTGAGGCGGCTGCTAAAGCTGAGGCATAAATGGCAAATCTGAAAACAAAGCTGAGTGCTGCTGTTCTGGCGCTGGTGGTCGGTGGCGCGTCAGCTCCAGTGATTCTGGATCAGCTGCTGGACGAGAAAGAAGGCAACAGCCTCTCTTCATATCGCGATGGTTCCGGTTTCTGGACTATCTGCCGTGGCGTCACGCGAATTGATGGCAAGCCTGTCACTTCTGGCATGAGAATGACTGTTGAAAAATGCCGTGCCGTTAACGCCATTGAGAACCGCAAGGCTTTGGCCTGGGTTAATGCTAATGTTCATGTGCCGCTGACTGAGCCACAGAAAGCGGGGATTGCTTCTTTCTGCCCGTACAACATAGGGCCGGGTAAGTGCTTCACATCGACTTTTTACAAAAAGCTCAACGTCGGTGACCGACCGGGTGCTTGTGCTGAGATTAAGCGTTGGGTTCATGACCGGGGGCGCGACTGCCGGCTGACGAAAGGTCAGGCGAATGGCTGCTATGGGCAAGTAGAGCGCCGGGATCAGGAGGCTGAGTTAACCTGCTGGGGACTGGATAAATGACCTTCGACTGGCGAACCATGGTTTGGGGCCTGCTTTTAGTTATGGCTGTAGCTGCTGCTAAACTGGCGAGCTACTACCACGGACAGGCAATCGCCTCCGATAGTCGCGCCACTGCCGCAGAGATCCTAGCCAAACAGCGGCAGGAAACGATCATGGATATGCAGAAGCGCCAGCGCGATGTTGCTGCTCTTGATGCCAAATACACAAAGGAATTAGCGGATGCGAATGCTGAAAATGATGCTTTGCAGCGCAAGCTTGATCGCGGTGGTAGGGTGCTCGTCGCTGGTAACTGTCCGAAGCAAACAACCGGCACCGCCAGCGTGGATAATGGAACCACCGTCGAACTCTCTGACATTGCTGGACGAAACGTTCTCGGTATCAGAGCCGGAATCAAAAGTGACCAATTGAAAATCACTGCGCTCCAGCAGTACATCAACGAGCAGTGCCTGAAGTAACAGGACTCGCTAAACTTCCGCGTTTGATCGTCGATACTATTAGCGATGATTATTCATGGAGGGGATGTTTAATGACGGAAGTTTTGGTTAAAACTAAAAGTGAGCTTGATGCTGCAAGAAAAAATAAATCATCGATGATTATCATCGAGGGTGAGCTGGCTAAAAAAGTCAAAAAAAGTAAAAAAATTGCTTATGCAGGAGCTGGAACACTGACATTAATCGGCGCGGCAATCGCTGCCGCTCCGGTAACTGGAGGCATGTCTATGCTTGCTGCTGCACCCGTTGCAGCATTAACTGGATTCGAAATTGCTGCAATTGTAGCTGCATGTTTTTTAGGTGTTGGGTTGCTTGTCGCACTCTTCAAAGACTATGAAGAAGTAGAGTTTGATGGGAAAAAGTTGCGAATGGTTTTGAGAAGGAAGCAGAGTTAATTATTTCTTTGACCGCCTCCGGGCGGTTTTTTATTGGAGTGAATATGGCGACCAACAAAATAACTGGTCGCCAGTGTTGCTAGCCTCGAGCCTCTCGCCCAGGATCATCCTCTGCAACACGATAGCGCCAATAACGCTGCGGCTTGACCCAGACTACATCTTCGGCTGTGTGCTTCAAAAATAAGTTAAGAATCTGTCTACTCAAAGCTAAGTTACCATCTGCATTTTCAACTAAAAGATCTTCGGCTCTATTTTTAACAAGATAATCAACAACATCGTCTTGATATAGACAACCATCTTTTTTAAGGACTTTTAGCATCCAGGAAAGAATATTTTCCTTATTGATCGTCATCCTTTGGTTCCTCTAAGGATTCTTCTGGGAAGTAACCCTCCTCAAGTTTCTTACCTGCAAACCATTGGCAACGAAGGTTGCCCCGGTACTGTATAGGGTTTTGTACTGAAACTTGATGGACGGTCATTACTGGACCGCCGGACTTAAGCTTAACTTTGTCACCTATTTTATATTTACTCACTTTCATCTCCTTGAAGGATAAACATGGCACTCACCGACAAACAAGATATGTTTTGTCGCGAGTACCTCATTGATTTGAATGCCACGCAAGCGGCTATCTGAGTGGGGTACAGCGATGAGACCGCAAACAGAACCGCATCTGAAAACCTGTCTAAACCTGACATTCAGAACAGAATCGCCGAACTAAAGTGAGTGGTCAATACATCATTTACCCTAATGTTTTAAATGGTTTTTTCTTCCAATTAATTAGCTTATTGCCATCACAATGTCTGGCGTGCCGGGTATCGTAATGGCAGTAAACCCACTCCCCGAGGTATCCCATGCCAGGAATCACCTCAGTGCAGAGCAACCAGCTGGGGCTGATGACAGGTTGCTCTAGGCTATCAGTTTACGTGCCAGCGCAATGCGTGCCTATCCCGGCATCGCTGACA